GGGGAGTATAAGGGCCACCCCGAGTGGGATGATGGACATGCCACCACCGTAGGTGGGTTGGCTGGGACAATTACAGCAGGAGCATTTAAATGGGCACTCGTAGTGAGCTGATAGAACAGATTGATAAGGTAGCCCAGTGGGGTCAGTTTCTTAACTCTGATGATGGCCCTCTGGATCTAGGTGAGGCCATGGCCAAGATCAAACGACTGGCCACACGGGTAGAGTCTCAGTTGGAAGTTGAACGGTATCGTAATCAGGGCATAAAGCCTTGGGGTAAAGGGAGAGAATAATGGATTGGTTTTGGAAAGCAGCACCAGAAAATACAAGTTCTGTGACAAGTTCTGTGGAAGACTTGTTACACGACGTTGATAACCTGCGGGATGAGAAACGAGATCTGGAAACACAGATCAAGGACCTCAAGCAGGAACACCGACTGGCTGATGAACTGATCGCTCACAACGTGAAGATCCGTGAGGAGCAGCTGGCAGTTGAACACAGCAGGAAGGAAGTCAAGCTGGAGCGGGAGAAGGATAAGGAAGTAGCCAAGGTCAGGGACGAGTACCGCACGAAGCAGGAAGAAACTCTGCAGAAGCAGATTGACCGCTCGAATGATATGTACACTGAGCTGCTTGCACGCCTGCCTGATGTCAACGTCGCGTTGACGAATGCCTTCCCTCAGGAAGAGTGATCTAATGGCTAGGAGTGAGTTGGCCAAGGCACTACAGGGACTCCAGCAACAGCAACAGCTGCAGTCCTCGGAGCAATACCACTGGCGTAACCGGGGCATAGGGGGTGGGGCGTCCGCTCCCCCTCCTGCCCTGCCAGACAAGTTAAGGGGGATACCTCCCGGGGGGTCAGTGCTGATTGACGAGCTGGAGTTTCAGCGGGGTGATATGCAGAGAGCTGTGCACCTAGATCCTGATCTGCAGATTGAGTACAGCGCGTATATGCAGCGGTATGAGGTCCGGCGTAGGCCGGATAGGAAGCCACAAGCATCTGCAGCAGTGAGAGCAGCTGCAGAGTGGACTACCAAGACTGCCCGCAACGCAGTGGAGGAACTGCAGGCAGCAGTTAACAGCTGGCTGAAGCCAACCATGAAGAAACTGGGGATATAAAAAAGGGGCGTCGCCATTACACGTTACGCCCCAGTGGGAGAGATCGAGAGGGCTGGCTACGAGAGTAGCTGGCCCTTTTTAGTATTTGTAAACTGCATTATGATCCCACCTAGGGAATCACACTCATGGTGATTCTTCTTATTATCCTTCCACCCTAAAGTATATTTTACTGCGTGGATAAGCTCATGGAAGAACGTATCCTCCATCTCCTCATCCTCGTTCTCTGAGTCCAACTTTATCGTGCAGGTGTTGGTATCACATAATCCCATCTCTTCCCCGTTAAGGTCTGCGATGATTACCTTCCACCTACGTCCTGCCAGATAGAATTCCTCAGGTATTACCACTATTCGCTACGCTTCTTCAGCGCCTCGATCACAGCTGGTACTGTCTTCTCTACCGAGCGGCCACCTACGTACCCACCTATGCCTAGTTTCACAATAAAGAATAGGTCCGCGACTGTCTCTGCCGGTAACGTGGCGGGAGTAAGTCCCATCCAGTGAGCACCAGCGAGGCCAGCGAACCATACCATCAATAGTGGTCTCCATGTCCGGGTCAGCCAACTGTCTGCCTTCGCTTCTTGTATGATGACACTCGACTGTGCCTCAAGCGTAGCTTTCTCTAGGGCCAGTACGTGGCCCACAAAAGATGTCTCCATCTTCAGCAGTGCAGCCTTTGCTTGCAGCTTCTCCTCCTCGGAGGTATGCAAGGAGTCGATCAACTCTGTGACCGGACCCACCGCCTTCGTTATCAATCCAAATATGTTCATACTTATTCTCCCTAGGAAGTCTCGCTTTCGGGTATGGATTCATCGTCAAGCTCAATGTGAAACAAATCATCAAAGCCGTTATCTGCTGTCTCACCATCACGATCCCAGTCTCCTCCCCAGCGTAATTTATGTCCCATCTGTGCACCTACCCCTACAAACAATCCTGCTATGTAGGTTAGGTCCTCGCGTAATGTCTCCTCCACGTAAGGAGAAGGCTGTACGTCGAGAGCCTTACTTGGGTAAGTGTTGTGTTTACTGTATGGCCACTTGACCTTGGATACACCCTGCGAGTAGTAGCGGTTCTGCGTACCCTCGTCACGATGTCCCTGTATCACGGTGATGTCACGGATCTGTAAAACTTTCTCAGCGATCTCCACTAAGATAGGATTGATCGTGCTCAGCTCACGCTGCGACCCTCTCCCCCAGACGTGCATTAGAACCCTCCACCACCACCGAATGTTTCAGCTACACTTTCCCCCGCAGGCTTACCAGCTGCAGCGGTAGCAGCACGAGGTGCTGACTTGGCTAGCTTCATAATCTGTTGCAGGATAAGAGTCTTAGCTTCTGGTGATGCTGCCTTGGCAAGTTGCTTAGCCAGCACAGCTGCCTGTGGCGACGTAGTGATACCTTCCAGCACGACCTGTGCCTGCTGAGGTGTCAGTTCTGCGATCTTACCAATCTCTGTGAACGTATTCCGTAAGGAGGATAGCATACGACCAAAGTCCTTGCCTGCCCCCTTGGCTAGCTGGGAGTCGGACAGTAGCATGAGCTGCCTGTTGAACTGGTTCATGTCCAGAACATTACGCCCGCCTATCTCCCTGACACTCTTCGTCAGTGAACCGTTAACCAGCTCCTTGACCGTGTTTGTCTTACCAAAGGTATTCATGCGCTGGACAATCTCAGTTGTCCGCTTGAGGGCAAGTTCGCCTAGCTCACGAATGGCAGGGTTTGTATTAGCCTGCATCTCCATGGCTTCACCCACAGTCTGAGCTACTCCCGCAGGAGCACCCCCCTTGTTGCCCGCCCAGCGTGCTAGCGTCTTTACCAGTCCCATGCCTGCGTTCTTACTCAGGTTAAAGAAAGCCCCAGTGGACTTAGCCACCGCAGGGCCTGCCATGGACAGTAACCCACCAGCCAGTGAGCTGTGTACGCGTTCCTTTGTTCCCGTTTCGGGATCACCTGACGTAGGAGCCAGTGCGCCTAAGGCACCCCCTCGTGCAGCGAAGGAAACCAGTCCACCACCACCAAGGAAAGCCACAACTTCCGGAGCCATCTGCCCTAGGTCCTCGGGGCCAATACCCTGATCGTCCAGCTTGGCGAACAGAGCCTTCTCGTGTGCTTCACGAGCAGCAATTACCTTGTCTCCCTCGTCGCCAGTGAACAGCTGCTGTGCCCCGTTGAAGAGGCTGGAGAATGTCTGCCCAGCACCCACGAAGAACTTCTCTGGTGTAGAGAGTTCCGGTACGCTGTTCTTGTACTTCTCTGCCTGCTGCTCAAACTCCGCAGCGCGAGCAAGGTGTAGCTTGTTCTGTTCTACAAAGTGTGTGAACTGGTCCTCATCGAGACCAAGGGCTTCACGCCGTTTGTCAATAAGACTCGGGTCTTCCGCAACTCGCTGCTCAAGGACAGCAGTCACTTCTTCCGGGGTCGCTTCCGCATCCACAGTAAAAGGAACACCGTCAACATATACCTTCATCTCTGCCATTAGTAATCAATCCCTTTAATTCGGATCTGTGCTGGGCCATTCTCAGGGTTTACCTGTGGGGTCACGCCCGCTGGCTTAGCTGGAATACCGTGCACAATCTCGTTGTACTCTGCTTCTGGTAGGTGCTGTCTCACTACGCCACGTAGATTTTCTCGCTTCTCTCCGAGCATGGTGTGTGCCTTCTCCAGCAGTCTGCCATCTATAGACTTACGGAAGCTAGGGTCCTCATTCCACAACTCAGCCCCATCCTCCAGCTTCTTAGACTGGAGTTCCATTTCTTCAAGCACTGTACGTGCGAAGATAGTGGGGTTAGCGTTCTTACCACCAACCATCTGGATAGCTAAGTCCAAGTCCTTATCGGACAGACGACCACCCGGGTCTTTGGCCTTGGCCCATGAGTACGCTACGCTAAGTAGCATGGAGTCAGTAACACCGCGTGCTCGCGCAGCTGCGTCAACTTCCTGCTTCAGTCTACCGCGCCACTTCTCGATCATGGTAAGGTCTGCACCAGTAGCATTCTCGAAAGCGCCAACTTCAGCTTCAAGGTTTGAGATAGCCTTCTCAATACCCGCGACAGTTGTCAGGGTGTCAGGCTCTGTACCGACGATCTCCATCATACGTCCTACTCTGTTGTAGGAGTCAAACGTAGCCTCGTAGGTACCAATCTTCTCACTCCGGTCACTGTTGTTCCAGTAACGGGAGTCAGCTTCTCGTGCCTTGCGCTCGTCCATGTTTGCCATCTCTTCACGAGTTAGCACTGTGGTATCTGGGTTCTTGCTCGCCTCGACCAGCTTAGCCTTACCCTCTGGAGTGGACAGGTTGAACGCAGTAGCCTTGCCTGTGCGTCTGTCATATGCGTAGCCAAGGTTGTTGAACACGTTCTTACGCGAACGATCTTCCTGTCTGTCCCGTTCCTGATCTGCTAATCTCTGCTCGTTACTCTTACGACGCTCCTCCTGCGACATCAGCATGTCACGTTCTACCCTTTCGTTCTGGATAGACGTAAGCTCCTCGGCTGCCTGTGCAGCGAGGGCTGGGTCTGTGTGCTTAACCTCGTCGAAGAATGTCTGCACCTGACGCTGGCGGAAAGCAATATCATCTTCCCCTTCCATCTGCTCAGTGTCTGCAAACGCTGCAGTAGCTGCATCTGTTCTTGACCCAGCTAGCTCCTTCTCCGGATCGCCAAAGATTGCTTTCAGGATGCCATCTGTCGCCTCGAAGTTAATCGCGTTAACGTCGTTGCCAGACATGATCTTCGCCCGCTGGGCGTTAAGACGCGTAAGCATCTCCTGAGGAGTTTCAATTTCAAACCCTGCGAAATTAGCCATGGTATAAGCCCCTAGCCGAAGGGCGAGTACGTAGACCCGTCTGCTAAATTAAAGTTACTGAAGTTGCTTGTGGGTACCAGAGGTGCCGCCGTACCACCGATGTTAGTGGATGGTGTACTTCCTAGGTTGCTGAAGAAGTTGCCGATGCTACCTGAGTTGTTAGCGATAGCCCCCCCGATTGCTGTCAGGGGACTCGCACCAAAGTTCGGGTTCTGTGCCAGAGCGGCTAGGTTGGACCCAGCACCGATCTCGGCATTAGCCTGTGAAACACCCACGTTAAGCGCGGTAGCAATCTGGTCACGACTCTGCTGCTGTAGCGCCCCTTCCCCCTGCAGCGCCTGTAACGCCAGAGTAAGATCACCTCCCTGAAGTTGCTGTCCCAGTCCGGAAAGACCGATCTGGTTCTGAAGATTCGTCTGAGCACCTGCACGTCCGAAGTCTGCAGCTGCAGCTCCGCGTGTGAAGCGACTCTGGTTAAGGTCCCCAGCAAGGCCAAGGGTGTCACCAAAGCGGGAGTATGCTCCGGACAGTAGCTGCTCACCAAGGCTGGTGTTAACTGTACCCTGATTCTGGAAACCAGTAGACAGGTTAGCTGCCTGACTCTGCACTGCTCGTCCCTCGTTCAGGGCTGCCTGCTGGAACTGAAGATCCTGACGATCCTGTGCTTCAACCAGACGCCCGTACTGATTGGCCCCACCTGTAGTGCCAAGGCGACCAGTCGAGAAGAGACGACTAAGAGCACTATTAGCAGCACGCTGGTTCTCAGGCATAGCCTGCGCACGAAAGTTAGCCAACGCTGCGTCTGTAGCTGCCTGAGGTGATGAGTTAGCAATCCCCATCTGGTTTGCCGATGCGTCAAATGCCTGTCCTGAAAATCCCTCACGGAATCCATTTGTTAATCTGTCTCCAAACTGCTGGAAGTTACCACCTAAGGCAACACCCGCAGTACCGGATAGTAAGTTAAGTCCCTGCTCTGCCCCCGTGTGAAGTGGGTCAAGAAGCTGCTGCTGAGCAATGCTATCAGCATCCTGCACATTGCCGGGAAGCGCGTCGTGGCCATAGCCTGCGTCGAGTAGCTTCATATTTGCGAAGTCAACCAGCCCTGCTCGTGCAGGTTCTCGGTCCCCCAGCGAACTCATCAGGGTTTCCTTGCCCGCGTAAGGAGCAAAGGCGTTGTTACCCAGCCCCGGGATACCACTTATCATGGTTTCTGGTCCGGGTTCACTTGGGTTTCTGTTTCTATCAATCATGCCAAGCCCCCCCTCTACGAATCGCCGCAGGGGACTTCCACCACCACCACCACTGGGTCTGCGGGGTGCTCGTTCCGGAGCCTCCGGCTGTGCAGTAGGAGTAGGAGAGCCAAAGACCGCCCCCCCGGGTAGGGCAACACTACCATCTGCTGCGAACTGTTGTGCCTGCTGCTGCGCTAGCCACTGCTGGTACCCCTCGGGGTCGGCAGCTACCGCATTCGGGTCTACACCCGGAGGCAGTGTGTTAGGGTCTACTGCAAGACTACCAGCGGGGGTGAACATGCCACTCCCATTGGGAGGAATGGCACCCGAAGCGCCCGTAAGCCCCGCCAGAAGGGAACCTCCGGTAGTACTCCCCGCATTAGGGTATAGCTCGCCTAACCCAGTGATACCACCTCCCGGTGATAGTAGAGTAGGGAGACTAAGCTCTGTGGTCATCTGCCGACTAGCGTCACGCGTGGCGGACGCCTGCTTACTCGCTCCGAGAAGGGAAAGTCCCCCACCTACAACTGCGCCTATCGCTGATCCTGCCATTACTTTAAGTCCTTGCTAAAAAACGTCTCTGTTTTAGAATACCCAAGTCGTGTGTACACACTCTCTGGGGTAGCAGGGTCCACGCTATTTACGTGAGCCATGCTTATGTATTTTATGCCCCGGTCTTTTGCTACATTCTCCGCCTCCCGCAGGAGGCGTATGCCCGCTCCACCTTTACGCTTCTCCGGGGTAACGTAGTATGCCAGCTCCGTAGCTGTCAGCGCGTCGAGGCACCATGGGATGGGTACGATAGCGAGGAGTATGAACCCCTGCACCCCATCGTCGTCCTCGGCTACAAGAACAATGCCGTTGTTGATAATCTGGTAAAGAAACTTACGCGCCTGTTCGCCGTGATACACGGCTCCCTGCTTTGCGTAAACTGTCTGCCCCCAGAACTCGTCTCCGAGATCTGCTATCCTATCTACATCGCTATAACCTGCGGCCCTTACTTTCATTCCCACGTAGTCTCTCCCTACGAGCTGAAATTGCTTTTTCTATGTGCCACCATGCTGCTCCCGCACCGGCCACGATGGCTACGATTGTTGCGCCCAACTGTAGCAGGGCATTTAATTCGGCTATCCATGTCGCTGTGGCAAGCCCTGCAGATGCAGCCGCTGACAGATCAGCAGTCTGCTGAGGGTTAAGTGTCATAATGTTTCCCTTTTTCATTATTGTTTATGATTATTATACTTCATCACGGAACACGCCAATCCTTAGCGAGTAACCCATGCCGTTAGTGCGGTCTACTTTAAACCCTACGTAAAATAGGAAGTACCGTCCCCCACTGATACCAAACCTAGTGTAGGTGTAACGCGCCAACCATGGTCGGGACTTGTCGTACTGGTATCTAACTACGTAGTTAGGAGGGTTATCCCACCGAGGGTACGACTTCTCGATTGGTCCCTTGTAGTGGACTGACCCGGGGGTCACATGGCTTACCAGATCCTCTGGTCTGCACGAGCGTAGTGCGTACCTTGCCCCGTTCGAGAACCCGTTACGCACGGATCTCCACCACCATTCTGAGAACGCTCTGCCCAGCTTCAGCGACCAGTGACCAGACTTCCACCACCACGCCTCCGGGGTAGGGTCAGTCGGTGACGTTTTAGCGTCCCACGGCCAGCACACCTTCGGCCAGCCGGTGGCCATGCCAATGGCTGCCATGGGTAGGGATAGCACCTTGCCTACCACTATGTAGGGGAGTGCTACAATCCACGCAGCTATCTGTACTGGGAGCCACTTCATATTAAAGTAACCGTCCCCGCGTATCTTCCCACCCAAATGTGGTCAGCGCGTACTGATAATTGGTGTTCTCACAACGAACCCGGATCTGGCTTGAGGTATCCATAGGAAGCTCATACCGTACATCATTTTCCAGATAGGTTTCGTTATGCCCTCGGATTATCTGAGTAGACACGTAACCGGAGGGGGCTGTGTCCGTCTGCCTAGTGGCAGTTACCATCACTCTGGTACTAGTGTTGGATGGGGTCTGGTCCCCTAGGCCAAATAGGACAAAGTTAGCCCGCACGTTATCTGCGTCAGGCGGAGCCGATAGGGTGCGGAGAGACGCAGACGTGTGTGTAGTAGTCGTGCTTAAGTCATTCTGAACGACATCCCACAAGAATGTATCCCCCTGCTGACGGAAGGCAATGATGTTGGAACTGCCATTAGTAAGAATCCAACCAAGCTGCCTGTACAGGGTGTACCCTGTGGCGTCTGCCAGTAGGGATGCAGCATCATCGTTTGCTACGGAATCAAACCCGTAGTCTGTTGTACCATCGGCCTTACCAATGATAAAGAATCTGTACCATGTGTCAGCCGTGCGTGATATAGCAGAAGCTCGCCCGCCTAGGCCACCCTCACTCCATGTGGAGTTAAGAGACTTAGTATCTGCAGCACCAGCTAAGACAGATGCCCCAGTAGAGTCCGCTGCCGCGCCTACCGTTACGTCAATCTCCAGCAGTGGTGTTGTCAGGTTATTCGCTAGCTGCAGCCCCTTAAGGTATCCGTCCACCCCGGGGAACGCTGCCCCAGCAATTGTGGGAATCTGTGCAAGATCTACTACTTCAGAACCCCCATCGTTATCAATGGTGATAACTGGATTACCAGCACCGTCGCGAAACTCGATGTCGTCGGTGCCCATAGGCTGTGTGATTGTTAGGCGAGATGCGCTACCGGCTCCTAAGTCCTTGACGGTAAGGGCGTCTACATCAGATGCGGTGTTATCTGCGACCAGACCCACCTCACCCTGCAGTATGAATACTGATGAACCTGATAGGGAGAGGACAGAGGAAGCAATGGTAGTTGTTGCAGTCGCAATACTGCATACATGTGAGGCCATTACAATATTACTGGCCCCGACATTTACCCCCGTAGTATCCAGAACCGTTGTCCCCGCTACAACGTCACCGAGTAAGTCACCAGTTACGTTACCGATCACGTTACCTGTCAGGCCGCCAACTACATCCCCGGTTACGTTACCAGTAAGATTACCAGTGACGTTACCCGTCAGGGTACCTGCCAGTGTAGTAGCTGTGACTGCGCCAAGCGTGGCGTCCCACCCAGCAAGAAACGAATCCTGCTTCAGCTTCTGCGGAGTCATAATCTTGTCGTTAGCAGTACCCGCATCCGCTTCCCCGGACGTGGCCGTCTCAAGTGCACCGATGGCGGAGGTTGTGGCAAGAGGTAGCTGTGCAGGTAGCACAAGGGCACCAGAATCTAGCTGGCAGATCCCATTAGCAATGTTCAGCCCGATGTCATCCTGCGCGTTGCCGATGGCTACCGCGATGGCGTTGAACTCCGTATCAATCTCAGTCCCTCGGATGAGCTTGAGCGGGTTGCCTGTTGTCAGTCCATCCTTAGGGCCGAATAACGTAGTTTGTGTATATGTTGGCATTATGCAAGTCTTCCGATTTTAGTAAATAGTTCAAGCTGCTGTATAGCAAACTCTCCAGATATATCAGCCTCTACTCCGAGGCGGAAGTATTGTCCAGTCTGACGTGCTGGCAGTTTAATAATACGTAGGCTAAGTCCACCAGACCACTCATCTTCTGCCCACTCGCCTAGCCCCCACTCGGAGGTAGCGTCAGCATCTACGCTGACTGAGCGACTGCGGAGTGATCCAACGTCGAAGTCCACTTCCCATCTGTAAACAATTTCTGTGTCATTGTTTACGAAAAGGATTGACCCAATTCTCTTGAGTAGCTTAAGCCTGTCGGCAAACTGCTCACCAAGCTGCAGCCATGGGGACTGGTAGACAAACCTGAAGGTCTCCGTACCATCCAGAGAGTTAGTGCGGTATGTTCCAACACCAAACGTATCCCCGAGATACAGATCAAAGGTCTCTTCGCGGGTCAGCCACGCGACGGGAGCAAGACTCCACGTAGTTATAATGTTCAGTAGATCCCCCTCCTCATCTCGGAATGGGTATCTCTGGTCAAAGCAGAACGTGGTATCCCCGGGGATCGTCAGCAAGTAGAACCCATCCAGTGGGTTATATGTACTGCTGATAGTATCAATATCTGTGAGAGGGATAACCTTATCGAGAATGTCGTTACGGACGTTCTTTGATAGGGATCTAACTGGGTTCGAGGCTGATTCAACTACTCGTACTATACTCTGTACACCGTTACGTCCGAGGAACAGCATGTCAGTATCACCTACCGACTGCACACTCCACTGTGTAAGACATCCTGTGCCCGTAACAACGTCGTTAACGTACATGTCATTAGGCTGAATACCGAGCTGACCACCCTGCCCATCACTCCAGAAGATAATGTGCCGCTCACCAAATACCACGAGCTGGCCGTTATACGCGGAGATGGCCGTCACAACGTCCATTCCCTCCGCCCATACGGAGGTCATGTCAATGCTCCCTCCACCGTCAGCCGTAGCCCACCGTGTGGGATCTAGGAGAGCACTGTACTTTATAGTCTGCCCGTCAGTGTCCAGTACCCACAGCCTACCAAAGGCTGCTAGGGCCACCCCTCGCGTGCTCGTAGGCAGTGTGCCTGAGACGGCGGTAATGGCTGTGAAGTTTCCAGCACCCGTGTACTCAACCGGAGTCAGGCCGTCCTGAAATCCATACACGTTGTCGTTAAAGTTCTGGAACCACCAGCGTCCATCTGCGTCAGTGACCGCTCCGGAGATATCGTTACCCTCGGGGTCAGCAGCGTCGTTGGCTATTCCACCATCCCACGCCACGATAAGCTCAACAGTGCCGTCTTTCTGTCTGTAGTCAAACAGGGTCTTTACCGGGGCGTTGGCAGTAATGTCTGTGCTGGTTATGTCACTGTAGCCTTTACGCGCAGCTAGCCTACCTGCCTTGTCTACGCGGCAATTCTCCGCCTGTGTGGCAAACTCCGGGGACAGAATAGACCCCGCCTGTGCTAAGTTAAGCCCACGGAAACCCGGGGCAACCAGATTGACAGGCTGTAACTGTGCCGTCATTAGACTGGCACCAAGTTGTAGCCACCCTGATCCGCCGCATCTGTACCGATAGCATCATCAAGTGCCTTGCGGTACTTCTGTTCTGAGTATACGCCACTCACGCCCAGCTCCTCTCCGCGCTCTTCTAGCGCGTACCACAAAGCTCCTAGCTCGATAGGACGAACCGGGACAGTGATAGCAGTTTGGGGGGCGTCGAAGGCAATACGTTCCTGCGGCGTAATTAGGTTCACGCGGTATGTGCGGTTAACCACCGCAGATGGGTACACGTATAGGTCAAGTGTATCCCCGCTACTGTCGTCAATAGCGAACTGGGAACTGTACTGCGAGTTTGTGACTGTGCTTGCGTCAGTCAGGTAAAGCAGCCGTGATAGGTCCGCTTCTCTTACTGGGAACTCCTGATCCGGAGTGGTAACGTCAACTACCAGTGGGCGTTCTATCCCTGAAATAGGATCGTACTCACGCAGGAGTCTGCTTCGTTCGTTGGTACCCGTGATGGTTGCAGTGTTACTACCTGCTGTTACCGTCACGTCCACACTATGGCGGAGCTTCCGCCAGTTATGCGAATCCTCTACCTCTTCTTTGATCTGGTTAACGAACGTGGCGACGAGCTTCTGGTACGTATCCGAGATCTCGGTCACGCCGACAGTAATCTCATCCTCACCCAGTACCTGTAGTACGCGGTTCGTCAGTTGTAGAAATGTTACGGCCATTAACTGTCTCTTAGGTTACACGTAGAAGTTAGGTTCTTTGTTAGGAGTAGGAACGCCTGTACTCCAATAATGTATATCAGTCGTAAGCATGAGGATATCATCACCGTTTTCGTTTGACCCGGGAGGTGTGGTACCGTTAGTTATGCGTTCTACGTTCACTATGATGAGACCGTCCGGCTCCGAGATGTCTACACTTATCGGATCTGACTCCGTGGTGTAGTGCCTGTACGCCTCAGGGGTGGCGTTTATATCCTGAGTCCCACTAATTACAGTCCCGTTTGGGTCAAAGGCTTCTTGGTCATGCGACTTAGCATACGAGTACGTCCACTGCCAAACAACGGCGTTTGCATCTGTGCCAGAAGGCTTCCAATGTGTATGGATATACCAGTCAGTAGACGGGTCGAAGTCATGGGGCACATGAAATATAAACTGTGCCATGTTACCTACGCCGAAGGCCCAGAGCTTAAACGGCCCAGACCCAACGGTGGTCAATGTTGGCTTGTTACTTCCGGTAGACGGAATATCAACAGGACCGATAATATCGCGCCACCCGGGATGGGCGTGCTTCAGTCTTGCGTACCGTCTGTCTTGTGCCATTGGTTATATCCCTTTTTTAAATACCCTCACGGGTAAGGTACTTAAAGAAGGGATCTGGCCCGAAGGCCAGTCCCAACTTGCTAGGGGTGTATCCTTAGCTTGTAGAGAAGATCGGCACGATAGAGCTTGTGCGGATGTTCTTAACACCGTAGATCGCGTCAGCGGTCATCAGGTCAGCAAGGAACTCCTGCTTGTACTGGCGCTGGGTACGAACACCCATCTGCTCGACAAGCACTTCAGCGTCGGAGTGGAACAGCAGTGAAGCCTGTCCAGCTACGTCGTCGTCACCAGATGTTGACTCAATCTGAGGAATCTGGTTACTAACGTAAACTCCAACACCATAGGTGTCACCTACCAGTCCGTTACGGATGCTGTTTGAGCCAGAACGCTCACCAACGAATGCTTCTTCCGTGAAACGAGGCAGACCGATCAGGGTTTCCTTTGTTTCAGGACGAATAGCCCAGTGGCGGTTAGCCATTGGTACGTCAGCTACGTCGAGCTTACGGATACCGGCACGGATGCCCGCATCAGCGATGGCAGCGTAGCTGGTACCAAGTGCAGCAACGTCAGCGCCTGCTCCGTCAATCGCTGAGTTAGCGACGTAAACAGAGGTATCACTGTCAATCAGCTGGTAGTTGTCATACGATGTAGTATCGAATGCCAGTGTGCTGAATGAAACGGCAAGCTGCTCGTTAATCAGGTCAGTATCAGTGGCCTGTGAGATGGCATAGCCAGCATCATCAGTGAAGAAGCGACGAAGCGACTCCAGAGCCTGAGTCTGTGCGAAGTCATCGAACAGTCTGCTGTACTCTGTGTGCTTGTCAATCGGCACTGTGATACGAGTGTCATCCGCGTATGCAAGAACACTAACCGTGTAAGGTGTAGTTGTGCTTGAACGGCGGGTTGCAAGTGACCGTGAAGGCTGCGGCAGATAAATCGTGTCGCCCTTCTTGCCTCTGTGATTGAGCTTACGAACAAGGTTAGCGAACACAAGGTTCTTCTTGTAGGCAGCTACTACCTCGTCACTCCATAACTCTGGAATAAACGCGGCATCAACAGCGGCATTAGCCACAATAGCATTTGTGTTTTCAAAAGCCATAGCTAATTATCCTATGTGGTGGTTAATTGGGGTTAATCATTGGGGGTTACTTAACGCGACCCTCAGCATACGCTTTCAAGATCTCGTCCTGAAATCTGGCGTCCTCATAAACATCAGGCTTCTCCAGCTTCAGGCGGATAAGATCACTTCTGCGGTATACTTTGCCGGAACCAGTTGACTGACCGGATGCGGTACTCTCCAGTCCAGCTGCACGCGCTGCATCAACGTCGTCACCACCAGCTTGCTCAGCAGCCTGATTACCAGACTGATCGCTTTGCTTACGTAGTTTCCACTCTGATAGCAACTCATGTGCTGCACCGTAGTCTCCCTGCACGGCCTTCTGAGATACAGTTGCCCGATATGGCGAGCCATTAGCCCACGTAGAAAACGCGGGATCATTAGCAATGTCATTGTAATCGGGATGTGCTGCTACGAAGGCTTGCTGTGCCAGTGCTGTTTCCATTGCTCCAAGACGCTCATTCATCTGCGAATTTGACTCACTGAGTTTTGGCTCGATGTAGGCGTCAAGAGTCTCGTTTGGCTTGTCCAGAAGGTCCGCACCTTCAACCTGAACACGCTCTGGTGTGTTACGATGTAAGTCGTCCTCACGTTTCATGCCGAGTACTTGATCCGTCAGTTTACGCTGGCTACCAAGATCGTTGGCCATGCGTCCGTAAGCTGATTGCAGACTCTTGTAGGAGTCATGCTGCTTACCTGCGGATTCCTCGACGTTCCCTGTCCAGAATTTGTCCTCAATCCAGTCGGGCTTACCGCCCTCTGGGGAGTTCTGGTTGGCAGGTTCAGCGGTGTTTGCTGCTACTGGCTGCTCGGTGGCAGCCTGCAGGTCTTGCACAACACTGCTTAAATCACTTGAATCGTTTCCAAGGTCTACGACTGAATCGTTTCCCATAATTTACTCCTTTACCGTCCCGTTAGGGATTTAGGCTAATTGGATATGTCTTCACGGGGGACCGTTACTTTCTTCTAGCTTACGTTCCCTTGCCGCTTCCTCCTTGTGCACCTTTTCAAACCGATCAATGAACTCCGGTGACACATTCTTCTGTGCCCCCATTGCTCCCCAATCAATATTAGGTGCAGTTCGGATTACTTTCCTTGAGTTACCGCCACACTCTGGACAGTCGTGGGCTTGTGTGCCCATTTTGACCAGCTGAGTGTGTTCGTGCTCGCAGAGGTTACAGGTGAATTCGTAGAGTGGCATGTTAGCTTTGGTGAGCTATAGCTTCGTCTTCTTCATCTTCCTGCTCTCGGTCCAAGTTAGCTTCTGCCGCTACCTCGAACTGCTGCATAGTGGAATCACGCAGGTTTACAAGCTCTGTGTAAGCTCCTTCCTGCCCGACTGCTATGCGGTTCTCGTCCCACGAGTTGGCATGGGCTGCACGCTGACGCGCAACTTCTGCCTTTTGAGTAAACCACTCCTCAAGAAGTGGCCACCCATCTGACTCAAACACACGTTCCAGCTTCATGTAGCGGTCCGTCTGATTGTCGTCAAGATTCTTTAATACTTCCATTGTGTCCATAGCTACCTCTCCCAAACTATTTATGAACTGTCTGCTTGTCTCGCCTTCTGGTCCAGCTGCTTCTCCTGCAGGGCCAGTCGCTTCATAGCGATACGATTCTGTGTTTCGAGCTGAATAAGCTCACCAACCTGAATCTGGATACGCTGCTGTTCCTGTCGAACCTTCTCTTCGGAAACGTCTGCCTCGCGGCTAGCAACCTCAGCTTCGGCTAGGATCTTGCGCATCTCTGCCATGGTCTTCTGGTTGTCCAGAAGGGCACCCTGCGCCTGAGCGATCTCCGCTTCAAACTGCACGTCGGCCATCTTCTTCTGCTTCTGCTGTTCTTCCTCGGAAGGAGGAGCTAGAGCAGCTTCAAGTGCTGCCATTACCTGTCCCTTGTTGTGGACAGCTGACAGCTCAATGATTCCCTGTGCGATAGCTAAGTTAACCTGTGGGAACTCCTGTGGGAGCATACCCATCAGCTGCGTTAGCTGGATGGCTTCTACCTCGCGGGCAACGATGCCCAGCGTAGGCTTGACTAAAAACTTGTAGTCCTGTGGGTAGCGGGTAGGTGCAAACTGCATGTACCGCCACATAGACTTGGTGATGACTGGCACTAGGAGGTTATCATTCACGTTGCGAATCGCACGCTTTGACCTCTTAACAAACGCACCCATCATTAGGCTCGTGTTAGCAGCCCCGCCTTCACCCTTCTGTGCTTTGATAGACGAGGCGGTGTCAAACGCGCCTGTACCCATCTGCACCATTCGTTCCATCTCCGTAGCCTGACTAAACGTAGCCTGCTGGAGATTACCGATCTCGACAGGACGGATGACCTCGTTCGGTGGTCCCTGTGTCAGCCAAACCTTCCCGGGCTTGACCTCCATCTTGAACCCACGGGGTACTCGTCCACTGTCAATACCGATCATAGGAGATGAGATAAACCCGAGGGCGTCAATGCGCGAGCGTAGCTCCGCGTCAAGAGCCTTCTGCGGGTTATATCCCTTTTCCGCGACACCTCTGCCCCAGAACCTCCCGGGAACCTTTTCAAACTGGTACGCTATGATGCTGCGATCCTTCATCACGAAGGGGTTAATCATAGCTCGTAGCAGAACACTGTTGTTCGCTATCGTAACAATCGCTTCGACCATGGGTCCCTGATCTGAATCCGGACGCTGTGCCACATCGCTGGAGATAACTTCATCCAGTGGTGTGCGGTTAGCAATTGCTTCATTAAGTAAGTTGAGGGGAACCTTGCCGTGATACTCCAGTATCTCTACAGTATCCGAATCCCCGTCACTGAGCACCGCCTGTGGATCATGCTGATCTATAGCGTTGTTGCTGCTCAGAGGAGTGGCCGTGCCACTCACCAGAGGGAGAGCTGACTTGTTGTAAATCCCTAGCTCAATCTTCTCCAGTACACTATGAAGGGGCTTCTGCACACGGTGGAAACATCCTAGCATCTCTTGGATAGTCCTACCTGATGGGTCCGGAATGAACTCATCTGGGCGAATAGACTCCACAGATACTACAACCTTTTCGTCACCTTTAGCTGACAGCTTCTTCGTAACATCGTCACGAGCCATCTGCTTGTCTTCTACCACTTCCACGTTTATCTTTACGATACCCGTGCCATAAATGGCCCCCACCAGTACGGACTCACTTACGTTGTCCTTAAGGTTAACCATATCAAAATCTTCGATCAGCTGATCTCGGGCTGCCGTAGCATCCTTCTTATCCTGATCTTCAATGTTGTCCGGTACGTCGAACCACACTTCCTTACCGAATAGCCCTTCCTCAATTTCTGAGACGGACATTTCGATAGCTTGTGCAAGTGCTGGAGCAATTAAGCGTGATCGCTCAGAAGAGCGGTTGCGGTCCTCACTGGCCCACATACCACGCCACATTCTCCAATACTCACCCCATCTGTTGCTATACCCTCTGTCGCGGAATGCCTCCCACGGTACCGCTCGGGCAATCAACCAGCTCGTTAGCTGGTTTCCCTGCACTGCTCTGTCGTCCTGCTGAGCAACGTCTGGGGAATCTACAAGTACCTGATTACCAGATGTAGGAAGATTAACTGACATGAATTAGTATCCTGAGTCCAAGTCCAACGGTGCCCACTCTTCTATGTCGTGCTCTGACACGTAGCTGACTGTAGCCATCTGGTCTACGTAAGCTAATGCGTCCAGCAGATCGTCATGTGCTAGTGGGTCTGGAAAGTCTGCTGCCTGATCCAAGAAATGCTGATTCCACAGCTCCTTCGACTTCGACATCTTACACGTATCGTTCAGTAGCTTGATCCGGCCACGCTCACCACGTCCCTGCAGAGCAGCTACGATACGATCAATTTTCTTTGTACCACCATGGGTCAGTGGCTCGGGTGTGATGTACCGATTGAACCTGCGCATCTCATCTTCGAGGTACGGGCCAACGGCGTTCATCAGTGCGCCCTTTTCAATTCCTAACCTTGCCCCGGTGAACTGCGAGCAGGTGCGTACTATGCGGAGAGCAACTTCCCTGACATCCCACCGTCCGTGCTGCATGTCAACGACATACCACGCCTCCGGCGTTACGTAGGTCACTGAGATGACGGTCTCATCCAGACGCGAATACTTACGGTCTGCCTTCTTAAACCCAGCTAGATCCACAGTGATGTAGAAGTGACCATCTGTAAGCTGGTCGTTGCTTATTACCGCGTTCCCAAACCCATCTGACTGTGCACCAAGCCCCCCGGAGGGTAGTCTGTCCACAACGTCAAACCATTCTGGCTTGAGTACCTTACCTCCTCCGGAGAGGAAGCTAGCTTCAATTTCCTGACGAATCACCTCCATTGGGCGATTCGATGTAGTCATAATTCGATCCAGTTCCTTACGAGACAGGAATGGATTGTCCATACTCTTGAAATGGAACGCTTCCCACTGGTCGAACCCGGGGTTCTGCTCCAGTGCTCCCATGAAGAGTTTGTAGAAGTGGTTCTTACCCTTCGGCGTCCCTATGAATAGGGCTGCTCCTTCTACGTCCATGAGTGCGGGGTCAATGATCTCGTCCCACACGTTGGCCTTCATGTCAGCGTACTCATCGAGTACGACGTAATGGTAGCCTTCACCACGAAGACTATCTGGGTTATCCGCACCCTTAATGAAGATACGCCTACCCGATACCAGCTCTACCCACCCATCGTTAACATTCTCACGACGAATAAGCCCACCCTGCTTCTCATAGCCAAAGATAGCTTTCATCTTGGGCCACATAACACGCTTAGCCTGATCGAAGGTAGGTGCTACGTAGTAGACAGGGTTTTCAAGGGAGAGTTTGTATCCCTTCCACTCCGACATCATTGCCATTTCACCCAGCTTTACGCAGGCGAAGTGGCTCTTGCCAAAGCGGCGACCAGCAGCACAGACTTTGAATCGGGCTTCCGAGTTATACAACGCGGCCTGCCCGGGGTGTAACGACACCTCAAACTCCATACTCCCTCTCTCCCCTCAGAACCTACTGGTTACTATCAGTGCTCTGGTTCTTGCGGCGGGCTTTGATACCCTGTGCCCCATTTATGGCATCCTCGATCTGCTTAGCTCTGCCTCGAAGGCGCTGCTTAGCTGTGTCGAGCGTAATGTCCTTAGTACCAGACCGCTGCTTATCCTCGGCCTTGGGCTTACTCATTACGTAGTGCCCTTACCACGAGACGTGCTCTGGTTGTCTGGCTGGAATGATCTGGTACCCAGAGTGTCGGGCTTGCGCACTGGTGCGCTAGGAGCCTTCCCTACTAGGTTTCCACCACTCGCCTGAGTAGTGTCAGCATTCTGCTTGTCTTTGCTTGCGCCTGTAGACATTATTCATTTACCTCTGGTGTTACATCTATAATATCCCCATCATCGGGGGTTTCTTTCTGGACAGTGACGTTCTTAATAACAAACGTCCATCCTGAATCTCCGCCCTGTACCTCTTCGGCATCTCGGGCGTTTGTAATAACTTTGTCAAGAATTAGCTTAGCAGCACCAACGTTTCCCTCAATGGCCTTCTGGCACATTGTATCCACAATTGCTTGGACCTTCCGACTGCTCATGTTCTCACGAACAGCAATCTCAAGGTCCTGCTTCAGCCCCGTTAGGTGGTTCTTCTTGCCCGGGGGTCTGCCTGTGGGGTTTCCGGACACTCCCTTCTGGAACGTGCCGTCTTCCCGCCTCTCCACGCTTGCTTCAGTCATTGGTATATTAGTAGCTATCCGAGTACTTGAGGTACATGACTACGCCTACTGCGGGATTCAGCCACGCTACGTCCAAGTTAATCAAATCATTATTAGGCCATGCGGGGTCTGGTTCTAAATAGAATTGGATTCCAGAACCGTCCCAGTCTGCTTCCTGAACCAGTTCCTGAACTATGTCAGTAACATCAATTCCGTAAGCCTCGCCAGCAACCCAGTCAGAGCAATCAACCACACTGCCAACGGTGACATTACCCGCCGCTATGTGTACAGATGGTTTTTCTGTAGCTTCGTTAGCCTCGGTTATCATTGTCGGAACGCCTTCCTTAACTGCCCGCACATTTATTGTGCCATGTACTGAGCCAACAGTGGTGGCTCCGCTAACCCTAACTGTCAGTATTGCCTGAGTAATGGTCGCATCTTTTGCAGCGTCTATATCAGGAACAAATATAGTCCCGATTAAACTGGGCGGTATGCCATCATAAGTGCCAAACGTCACCGAGTTTTTATACCAAGCATATCCCTCCCACTCGCTCCCTGTGCGCAGGTCTGTCGGTGCTGACTCAGAAATTATTTCCCCTGCTGTCTTGGCGTGTTGCCCCCATGTTGGTGGCAGTGATTTGTTACCGGATGTCCATTGCTCGTGGCACCATAACGCCTGTGCTTGCCAATCCTCTGGCAGCGCGTCAAACTCCAGCATCATCTGTGCTACGTGCTTGTGGTCATCTCGCCATGCAAAGCCACCGCTACGCCATCCGGTATCTGATACAGCTAAGTCAGCAACATTGTCTAAGCTGAACAGAGCAGGATTACTACCAGCCTTAGCCCATACGTGCATCCTTTGAGCAACGTGGTCCCACACCAAGAACCCTGTACGGTAATCGTCAGAATCTCCCCCGAGTCCTGTAAGGCTGTCAACGGTGCTGTGGCTGCCTGCGTTCCATGACCACTCGAAATCAACGTCGTCGTCGTTGGCATCGAATATGATACGCATATGGTTATTCCAATCTTCAGAAGAGTCATAGGTAATGGAGCCGTCACTCTTCATACATACGGCCATGACGTAAGATTTACCTACAGGGGTAAATTCCCATTCCCAAAGCTCGCCAAACTGTAATTTTGCCCCATAAGCGCGAACGTCTACTGGTGTCCCTGAATTCTCTGACCAATTACCGCTTACTGCTTGCCAGTGGTCAGCGGAAGATTCTGTAAGGGTGCTGCTGGTTGGAACCTCTCCAGACTGTCTGGTTGCAGGTAAATCATCACTAGCACCAGTCTCGTCACCTGTCCAAGACCGC